GGTAAGTACCAGCCGTGCGGTAGGAAAAAGTCCAAGGGCAGTAAACGGAAATACCCAAAGTGCGTTCCTATTGCAAAGGCGCGAAAGATGTCTAAGGGCGAAAAGGCCAGCGCGGTAAGGCGCAAAAGAGCGGTTAGTAACAAGGGACCCAAACCAACAAACGTAGCGACATTCGCTAAGAAGAAATCTGGAAAATCAAAGAGAGGTTAATTATGGCTAAGAAAACCAAAGGATATGCAAAAGGTGGCGCAGCCAAGAAGATGATGGGCGGTGGCATGATGCGGAAACGCACGAAGTCGATGGCTAAAGGCGGTGCGGTTAAGGCCAAGAAGATGATGGGTGGTGGCATGATGCGGAAACGCACGAAGTCTATGGCTAAAGGTGGTGCGGTCAGACGACGGAAGTAGATGGCCTATTTGATAAGTAACGTACCGCACTTCAAATGTTGGGTACGCAAAGAATTTACGTGTAATCACACGCAATATCATGGTGAATTTATCCATGCTATGGCTTTTGCCGTAAACACCATTCCGGACAGATCCCTGAGTTTTCAGGTTGTGTTTACGGGATGCGAAATAGATTGTGAAGATGGACCTGAAGAGAATGTCCACGGAGGTGCTATGTGGGCTAGAATGCCCCTTCAAGCTCTTGTTGCGGACATACCTTTGGAAGAATGGCCGGAACCCATGCAAGACCATTTATGCCAACCATGGGATTGTGAGTCTAGAACACACAGTGTGATAGTAATGGACAGAGTAAGTTCATCCCCCTGGCTTTGTAAGATAGACAATGAGTTCTATCCAGGAAGGTATTTGTTCACTGTCGATTACACCGATAGCGACATATCGGATGACCCTGCACAACATAAGCAGTCGCATGTTATCTATCTAACAGATGCGGGACCGTGGACCGGTAACATTGTTGCGTTACCCAACAACAGGGTTCGCGCAACCAGCCCCGCCTTGTGGCGGACCGGTGAAGGAGCCCCAGACTTCATGCCGTCTCAGTGGACGCATTCTGCGGAATCCCATGAGTCGTACCTAGATCCTGCTATAACTTTCAATAATCTTTACTCTGAGGGTGAGTAGAATGGCTAGAAAGAAAGAAAACCCTATACGAAAGACCACTAAAGGTAAGGGCGCGAACTACCGGCCTACTAAGTCTGGAGCCGGTATGACTAAAAAAGGCGTCGCGGCATATCGTAGGGCAAATCCGGGTTCAAAGTTAAAAACGGCGGTTACGGGGAAAGTCAAGAAAGGCAGTGCCGCAGCGAAACGCCGTAAGAGCTATTGCGCCAGATCACTAGGTCAACTCAAGAAATCTTCTGCTAAGACCAGGAACAACCCAAACTCTCGTATCAGGCAGGCTCGTCGCAGGTGGAAGTGCTAATGGACGGAGTTCTTTTAGCTGAACATTTGTTCAAGGTCATTCAAGAAAGGCGCTCAAGGGTTTCTGAAATGATGACTGATGGTGTGGTCAAGGATTTCTACGAGTACAAACAACTTGTTGGCAACGTAGAATCTTTAGATTATATAGGTCAGGAGTTGAGAGAAATCCTAGAAAAGGCGGATTCATGATGGAAAAATCTGAGACTACCGACAACTTGGTCTCTTTGAGTGATGCTTACGTTAACATTGAAGAAAAGGTTCTTGATCCGGAAAAGATAGACAGGAGCGTTTTAGATAGGATGCCCTCCCCTACCGGGTGGCGTCTTCTTATTCTTCCCTACAGAGGAAAGGGGAAGACCGAGGGTGGGATCTATCTTCCAGACGCCGTAGTGGACCGAGAGGCGGTGGCTACGGTATGCGGTTTTGTTCTGAGAACAGGGCCTTTGGCCTATGATGACAAATCTAAATTTCCAAGTGGAGCGTGGTGTAAAGAAAAAGACTGGGTTCTGTTTGGCCGGTATGCGGGTTCTCGTTTTAAGATAGACGGTGGCGAGGTTCGTATTCTTAACGACGATGAAGTAATCGCTGTAATAC